TCCCTTGTCAATAGTTGCCTTAATAATCCTTATTGCCTGTTTCCTTGTCTCCCCGGTAATAGACGTTATCCGGTCGGCTGCTTCTGTCCGGGCAAAGTTTCTTAAGAATATCTTCCACTTGTTTTTTATCTTCTCTGTCTCGGACTGAAATCCCGGGATAGTCGGATCAGCCTTAGTACTCTTTTTTATCTCTGAATAAACATCATCGGCAAATGCAACTCCTACCTTCTGATAGAGGTCAATAAATAATCTTTCTATTCCTTCCCTGGAAGGCATTGGGTCAACGGCATACATGTTATCTGGCCTTATCATAGTGATAATCTCCTGCACCTGCCGATTAAGGACCCGACGGATGAGAGGAACATACCTCTTCTCCATTGCCCGGCGCTTTACCTCAACTGCCTGTATGTATTTTCTATCGCTCATAATCATTAAACTTCATCTTGCCTTCTATCTGTGTTAATGTCTCATCACTTATTTCCGCCATGTCAATAGGTACCAACCCAGAAGGTATCCAAACCTTATCCATTAGTGGGTCTTCCGAGGTGCTCCAGCCCAATAGTTCCAGACGCTGATTAGGAGTGAGCCACCATGCCTGAGCCAGAGAAGTAATTAATGAAGACCAGTCCTCCTGAAGTTCAGGAATCATCGAAAGGTCAAAGTCAACATAAATGTTCTCGCCAGAATTCTGCCCAATCCACCTATTAAACTCATCACGGAAAGAAGTGAGTAATGGAATAATTGCATTGGTATAAATAGCTCTGCCGGCCTCTTTTGTATTACTGTAAGTCTTGTTAGCAGCATCGTTAAATAATTCCGAAGGCACATGGAAAATATTACAGAGTGTGCGCAAATCCATCTTGTCATTCTCGATGAGCTGAAGGTCAACCGGAGAAAGTCCCATTTGCTGCCATTTCAACCTTGCCGAAGTTGCAATAAAGCGATTGATTGATTTAGACGATGCTTTAGTTCTTAACTTCTCTTCAATCTTCTGTGCCTGCTCTGCGGTAAGAGGTGCTTCTCCTTCTGAAGATATGATGCCAAGTACTCCATTGTTCTGAAGATTGTTAGTTGACATGTCAAATGATGCATTACTGCGAGTAACTACTCTCCTTGCTGCCCGAATAGGAGATAACCCATATAACTGCGACTGCGCATCCGGTGTCCAGTATTTCAGGTGAATGATTTCCTCGGGATTGAAAACGATGTCCCTGTTATTCATCAATCGGTAACCCTTTATTGGCTGCATACGATTACCTACAAGTATCTCAACAAGTTGCGAGGGGATAACCCATAATTCCTGAAGTTTCCCACTGTCCAGTTTTATAGTCTGAATAAAAGAGTTGCCGGTCAAAAGTTTAAACCCGCATGCCTGCTCAAAAAATTCGCTCCATCCCTGAAGCTCATTGGGATATGTTAATACTTTCGACAGCGGATGTTTAAAATCTTCCTCGAGTACCTGCTCCTTAAGTCCTTTCTTAGGATAAGATTTATATATCGTGAGTTTCTTCTGATCTTTAATCCTGTATACGCTCCAAGGAATGGCTCCGGCCTTCTGGGTAATAAATGAGATGATTGAATAAACATTAGGATTACCAAGGTATCCGTTGTTAATATAGCTGGTAGTGTCCTCTGGAATCAGCGCAGCGCCCCCGAAACCTATTGCCCGGGTAATCATCTCCACAATGCCTGACTGCGGAAGTTCTTTTTTCTGCCCACGGAAAATATTACTTAATATCTCATTTATTCTCATACCACAAAGAAATCAACATTGTTTTTAATCGCAAGTTCCGTCACCGCATACACTAAAGCATCTATCCTATCCGGAGAATAGGTGCTGCTCTTATAATCCCATTCTGTCATCTCCTCCTCAAGCTCTTTAAACTTCTGAGTGTGATGCACCCTGCCTTGTTCGTAGAGTGCTACCACCGGCTCCGCCCTCAGCATCTTACCTCGGGAGGCAACAACTTTCTTAACCGGGACCGTCTTATCAATAGTCCTGATAGTATTTTCCACCATATCCCAACCCATGTTAACCTCAGCCACTATCCTGTCAGCCTTATATTGGTGATACAATCTCACTGCCTTCTCCGCCCACTCATTAGGCGACATAACTCCTGATTCATCAGCCAGGATATATACATGCCCGTTAACATCCTGCCCGGCAACAACTATGCCTGCCTCATCGGAGGACTTATTAGATGTGCCGGAAGGGTCAACGCCCACAACTATCCTCTTAAGATTGTCCGGAGTAACACTGCGGAAGTTTTCTATTATCTCCCACCCCCACAGAGCTCCTGCCGGCTGAACATACTGCGCTTCATACAACATTTTAAACACTCTTGCCGGTAACTCCTGTCTCGCCCGCTCAACTTCTTCAGCTTTTAATATGCCGGCATTAACTGCATCCTTAGCAGTTACCCGGAAATATTCAAAATCTTTCTCCTGCCCTTTCTCCGCCCGACGTGCCAGCTCCCAAGCCCAGTTTCGCCCCGTTACGTTGCCGATGAATTTCCCGGGAGCCTGCGTATAACTTACCGTTGTGCGCAATGCGTGCCATGCTTCTTCTTTCGCCCTGCTGAACTCATCAAAAACAAACCCATAGACGTTTTCTCCATAGAGCCCATCCGGATGTTCAGCTGATTTGAACCTGATTATTGTCCCCTTGGGTGTTGTTATAGATAGCTTGGAAATGTTGACCGTATAAAGCTGCGAATGAGCTATCGCTCTCTCCATCCTCTTAAAGGCTATCTCTGCCTGAGAATAGATAGGAGCTATCCACCATACTTCCTGCCCCGGTTTTATCCTGTGAGCAAGTTCAAAGAGCCAGAAGATATGAGAAAAGGTTTTCCCGCTCTTCGTTGAAGCTTCCGTTATCGTAAATCTTTTCTTAGATGCGAGAATGGCCTTTTGGTAGCCGGTAAAGTTCGGTTTACTTATCAATAACCTTCTCTCTATTTCTGCCGTGCCATTCATTCTTTAAATTCGATAATAATATCCTTGCCGGAATGCTCCAGCTCCTGCCTTTCTACATAACCCCGCCTCTTGCCCTTAGTCTTCAAGTAAAATATTATTGCCGTAGTATCTCCTTCTTTAATCTGCCGATGTAACATTGATTCGGCGAAATCCAGGGCGAGGTTCTCCACATCATCCACAGCTTTCCTGTATTGCTCGTCCTCCTTGTACCAGTCATAATGAGTTTGCCGGCAAATACCTACCTCTTTGCAGGCAAGTGTGATAACTCCGAGATTCTTATTCAGAGCTTCAATCATTGCTTTTTTATGTCTGTCTGTTCTCGTCAACCAAACCTCCTTATTCAATATTTTTTTTTAAAAAAACTTGCACAATTCAAAAATATTTTTTAAATTTGCTTTGTAAGCGTTTGAATATGAAAATATTAGTTAGTTCCTGCCTTATAGGCAAACCGTGCCGGTGGCATGGTAAAAAAACATACTTCAGTAGCTTTCTGAAGAATTTTCTGAAAACAAATAGTGTTTCAGAAATAATAGACATTTGTCCAGAAATGTTAGGGGGATTGCCAACCCCTCGCCCTCCGGTAAAAAGGATCAAAGGCCGCGTATATGAAACATGCGCAGATAAGCAATTAAGAAGATTATATACAGGGAAAGATGTTACTGTATATTTCATTAAAGGAGCTGAAAAAACGTTAGAAATAGCGTTAAAAGAAAAACCAGATATCTGTATTTTATGCAAATATTCTCCCTCCTGTGATATACAAGGGATTACCGGTTCTCTCTTAAAATTAAATAATTTCATAATAATAAATACCTTTTAATTCTGTTGCTCCCAATATTTCTTAAATCTCGCTTCATTAATATCTTTTTTTATCCCGCACCATTTCATTTTTTTACTTAATTCGCGCATGTTTTCCCATAATAGAGGATAATTGTTTTTTAATGCCTCAAATTGTTCTTTTCTCTGAAAAGGACAACACCAACAAGCTGTGCGTACAAAACCTTTTTCATAGCCAGGCCATTTTGCAGTATTATTCAAAATATTTTGATATGTTTCCTTATCAACGTCATAAAGAATATTGAAAATCCATTTATCTTTAGAATATTCATATATTTTTTTACTTTGCTCTCTATTAATATTAGCTAAATGCTGATCAGGGCGACCTCCGCGGACTAATACGTATTTTATATTCAAACTTTCAACATATTTATCTATGGGCGCATTAATTAACCTACCGATACAATCTTTCCTTAAAGTATGAGGCCAGGCATTTTTTCTAATATAAAAATCATAGAAATCTTTTTCAGGTCTCAAAATAGTCAAAGGTAGATCTAATTCATAAACAATTTTTTCAACATAAAATCTGATATCGGGAAATTCTGTTCCGGTTTCCACAAAAATAACTTCTATCTTATCAAGAACCTCTTCTTTTTTCATTATTTCCAATAAAGCACACAGACTATCTTTGCCTCCTGAGAAAGAAACAAATATTTTATCCCGCGTCTTCAAAAATTCATCTATTTCCGGATCTGTGATAATAGGCTTCAATTTTTTTTCTCCTAAAAAACCTTTTTCCGCAAGCCAGGGAAGTTCCAACCCCCAGTCAAATAAGAATGAGTCATCCCACTCATTAGCTAACATATCCCAGTCCCATTCACCGAAAGGGATATTATCTTCAATAATAAATCGCTTTTTCTCGTCTTCAGTTAACTGGTCAGCAGTCTTAACCCAATTATCGGGGACTTCTTTATATCCCAGTTCTTTCAAAGCCTTGTAACGCATATTCCCGCCAAGAATAATCCCTGAATCATCAACAACAATCGGGCGGAGTTCCATCATCTTCGGAAATTCTTTCAAAGATTTGACAAGTTTCTTAAACCTGCCATCTTTTATGATGCGGGGATTCGAGGGATTGATATGTATTTCAGATAGTTTAATCAATTTTTCTGTATATTAATACCTGCATATCCGAATTAACAACACAAAATTAAACAATAAAAATCATATAAAGCAAAAAAAGTTTTCAACAACCTGTTATACATCCACATCATGCCCCGCCGAATATCAGCCTGCATCCAATCGTGAGTATCTCTGTCAGGGAAAATTATCTTTTTCATGGCTTTATATGTTTTTGAATTAACTTTTTATAATCTTCCCATGTCCTGCCCGAACCTATTTCTTTCCCGCTGCCGAACCATAACCGGCAAGCCTTGTCCAATTCATACTCCGGATTATGGTGCTTATTTAATAGTCGCCAAATCTCAATACTCTTTTCCGGAGTCCAGGCATCATCGAGACCGTAACCACCATCCGACAATCTGTTAGCCTCATCTATAGCTGACTGAGTAATTTGCAAAATCCCTCTGGCCCCGGTAAGAGGATTAACGGCCAAAATATCAAAATTACTCTCCACTTTAGCAACTGCCCAAAGCAAATAATCCATATTCCACCGATATATTTTTTCTGCCGGAAATACCGACAAGGCGTGAAACTCTGGGGCAATCAGCCTTAGAGGTATCAACCAGAGTATTATCACAAGAATTGTTTTCATCTTATTTCCCTGCATTTAGTTGTGACAACAAGTTCAACAATCTTCCCCGTCTTCGGGTCAATACAATTCTGCGTGCGGATATTACCATCGTATTCATCACAACTACCATATACCACAAAGGTATGAATAATTAATGTTTCCGGGGCATAATCAACACATACATAACACTTTTCTTTCTCACATCCGAGAAAGAGCATCAAAATTATAAGTACTAATATCTTTTTCATTTTCTCTTATTTTAAAATATTTATCACAATTAACTAATTCATGTTTCAATATGGCGCATCTTCGTTTCTTATTTCAAATTCAATTTCTTGTTCTTCTTCCCGAATAAGCCAGTTAGAGAGGTCGCTTCCGGCACCCTGCTTAAATCTGCCTGTGACTTTATCATAGAACAAATGGACAACATCGGACTTCCCTAAGTGTTTATATTTTATTTTCTGGATATGCACATTTATCTCATCCTGAAGAATATTCTGCTCATCGGCCTTGCGATCAATAGTAAACCCATAATCCGGCTTGTTGAAAAAGTGTGCCGACCCGGAAATGTTATAAAGGGTTGGAATCTCTCCCTTTGCCATCTTAGTCGGGTGCGCCACAAGAAATATCAAAAGATTGCTAAACTTCGCCAGGTTGATTATTTCATCCAGAGCCCTGCTGATATATCTTGTCTCGCTATCTGAAAACTGGTGGTCTATTTTATTCCACGGATCAATAACTAATATTTTAATTCCGCGGGTCTTAACTAATATTTTTGCAGCTGTGAGTATGGTGGAGAGTTTCAAGTCTTCCTCATTTAAGATATAGAAGAAATTTTCCCGGATATATTCGTAAGCCATGTCATACTCCATATCGTTGGATTTGCTTTTTTTAAATTCCTTGCCGATGATCTTTTCATAGAGCTTCGCATAATGGTACTTCAGCGGGTAGTTTTCAGGGGTAAAATATGCAGCCTTCCATCCATAAAGTATATTAAGCCTGGTAACGAGGAAATCTACAAATTCGCTCTTCCCGCTGGAAGGAATACCTGTTACGATACAGAGCCTGCCCAACTCCCATGTTATTGAATTGTCCAATTTATCAAGTCCGATTTTAACACCTGGCTTTATACCCTCTTCATAGAGATTATATATTTCTGCGGCAATATTATCTACTGAAACAATACCCTTTAACGGCACCGGCTGGGCATTGGGAATTAGGTCATGGAAATCCGGGCCATACTTACAAAGAAACTCATTAGCATCTTTACAATCTTTAAAATTAATCAGATAACATCTCTCAGCTCCCAGCCTGCGGATAAGTTCATCTCGAAGTTCTATCCCCCGGGTATCAGAATCAGTTGCAAGGTATATTTTTTCAATGCCGTTAAATAATTCAATATATGGGTCAAGGTATTCCAACTTATTCCCGGCACCATTAGGCACAGACATAACGTTAAAATAACCCTGGGTAATGAAAGAGAGTGTATCTATTTCCCCCTCGGTGATTATTACTTCCTTATATTCCCGCAAAACATCCTGATTGTAGAATATTAGCTCTGCCCCCGCGACAAGTTTAAAAGACTTTTTCGGCCCCCGGTATTTTATGTTGACCAACCTGCCATCGAAGAAATACGGGAAACATATAACCTCAACCTCTTTATTAAATTGAGGCATTGTTTCTATGTCGCTGTATATCCTCATTTTATTGAGGGCTTCTTGCTTTATCATCCTACCCTCAAAATATTTAACTGCCTTGTCAGAGAGTTTCGTAATGTTTTTCCACTCCGGCATAACATATTGTTTCTTGTCGAACGGCCGATATTCAAAGAAGGCTGCCTGGCAATTATGACAATAACCACGATTTTTCTCGGCATCCCAGGAAAAACATTTCTCGCCCCGATGCTCCGGCTTCCTTTTTGCCGAACACTCCGGACAAAGATATTTAGCCTGCCCATCCTTCCGGGGGCTGAACTCATATATTTTTCTTGTTATTGCCGACTGAATTTTCATCTTACAACTCTTGGTTTATTTTTAAAATAACTGCCGTCGGCTTTTGTCTTTTCAATTACCCAGTTAAGTATTGCCAGGTAATCACTCTTATATGTTTTACCTTTTGCCCCTTTGTAGTTATTAAGGATCTGAATGAATAAGTCTGCATTGCCTTGTGTGTGTTCGTCACATAATTTCTGGTATTCTTCTTCAGTCAATGAAACATATTCGGCATATTTCTTTTTTTTCGGTTCGCCTTTACCATTACCATTACCTATACCATTACCTATACCATTACCATTACCATTACCTATACCATAGGGGCTATTAAGCCCCTTTAATGCCCCTTCAAAGCCCCTTTCTATGAATTCATTAATATCCTCTATGTCAAATTTATGCCGATATATAATAAATCTTTTCAAAATTCCCTGATGTGCTCTGTTATTCTCGGCAAGAGGATAATTCTTTTGATGCTTCAAAAAATTTCTGATATATAGGCAGTCTTTATCTTTAGAAAATATAATGCCCCTATCAAGCCCCTTTAAAGCTCCTTCAATAGTTTTTAATTCTGCCCCGATATCCACAGCCCATCGTTTTAAGTTTATTTCTATGAAGCCGGCAATATCACAATTTTCATAAAGGTAAATAAAAAGAAGCTTTTCTATTGGCTTTAAATTAGCAAACCAGGAATCGGCCCATTTGTCGGTATTTGTGAATCTATATGCCATTTTTATTTCTCCTAAATCGGTTATTGTATTTCATACCAAATAAATTTTTGCCTTCTTTGGAAATGGGTGATTTTATCCATCCTGTTTCAAGCATGGCTTGTTTCCATACTATATCAGGATGTTTTATTTTGTAGATAAAGAGCATCCGGTATAATTCATCAGGCCGGATATGATAAATGATCTCTCCGGGGAATATAGGCACTGACCTGTATTCAGGAGCGTAAAGGGATATGGAAAGTGCCAGTGTGAGAATTAATGCTATCAATCGTTTTTTCATGATATAGTTAATTAAGTTAACGCTAAAAAGTAGTTATGCGTAATGCCTTACTGACGTGCTTCGATTGACATTCTCGTTTGAAATTTTTAATTAAACCATTTGAGTTCTGTCGTTCCATTGAAGCCTTTTTGCCATACATACCAAGCATAAGCAACAGCACTTCCACCACCAGCAATCATTTTCTCAAATTCAGCGTTCTTTGCACAAAGAAGCCGAGAACTTGAAACATAAACAGTCTTTGGTGGTTGTGATAAAAATAGCTTTTTTCGCCCTTTTCCTTCCAAAAATTGTATCTTCAAAAACATTGCTACCTTGTTCCCTTCGGGTATAATCTGCAATGCCTTTTCAATAAATTCCTGTGCATACTTGTAAGGAGGGTTTGTTATAATATCACCGTTCCATTCCAAGTTGTCAATGCTTAAAAAGTCTATTCCTGTTTCGCCAAATCCTCTATCCATTAGGTCTGTGCTTTTCACTGTATATCCAGCGTTTTCAAACACCTTACTCAAATGCCCTTCACCGCAAGCACATTCCCAAATATTTGGCGAAAATGTTTCAAGTTCTAAAAGCAATTCGGCTGCTTTTGGGTCTGTTGCGTAATAATCCTCATTCTGCCTTTCTTTATCAGTATGATTGCTTGCACCTAAAGCCTTATAGATGCTATTGCTGTTTCCTGTCCAATCCTTTTTCATTCCGTTATGGTTTAATTAAAAATTTCTATTCGTGTTCCAAATGAAGTTCCTGCTAAACAAGTCGGCACATACGCATAACAGCGTATATAAGAAATGGCACAGAAACATTTGTGCTTAATTTTAAGTCTGTGAAAGTGCCACTTCTCATATACGCAAAACGTTATGCTCCATTGCGACATTCGTTCTCCGATTGAAGTTTTGTGTTAACATACCGTATTTATTTTTTTCTTCCCTCGCTTTTTAAGAACATACATTCCGTGGTTTTGAACTTATTACCTCTCATTTCTACAAGTGGTTTGAAATCTAACCAATCTGCTTTTGAATTTTCACAAACAATAACTTGTCCATTCCTATTCATACACCACTCACCAAGTTCTTTAAAGTCAATGTTTTTATTTCCAAACTTGTAATATTCTCCACCAAATTGATATGGAGGGTCAATAAACCAAGTCGCTTCTTCATTTTCCAAATCATTAAAATCACCTTGCCTTATATCCCAATGTTTTATTTTATGTAAATTCTCAGCAATCATATTTAGTTTATAATCTTGTGTATTCGGTCTAATTACCGTTTTCCACTTACTTGCTGTTTTTTTGGGTTGTGATGGTGCGCCAGTAATTATAAACCCAACAAGCCACTTTGCTTCTTCGCAATCCCAAGTAAAATTATCTACATTCTCTCCCCATTTCAATCTTGGTAATCCTAAAATATCTTCTTTTGAACATTGCTGTAACCATTTCCATAATTTTACAATAACATCGTATTTCTCTATTAATACAATATCTCTATCCCAATACTTCAAACTATATTGTGCCGTTCCTGCAAATGGTTCTATAATCTTACCATATTCAGGTTCAGGATATTTGTTCACTATTTTACTTTTACTTCCGTAATAACCCCACATATTCCTTTTAATTTTTCACATTGTGCATTGAAGCCCGCACGAACGGCAAGCCGCAAAACGTTATGGTTCATGCTAAGAAACCACACGCTCAACACATTTACTGTCATCGAAATAGCATAAATTCTTTTGAGCTTCTTCGAGAGTTGAGAAACTATCAGTACATGCCGCTCCACAACTTGAATTAATCCAAGCATCAACCCACCACCATCGGAATAAAAAGTGTTTCTGCTGAATAACGTATTCTTTTCTTCCATCTACATTTGTTCTTTCAATAATTCTACATTTAGCCATGATATTTTAATTTTTAAGTTTATAGTTCTCAAATCATATTTCAGGGATTTCTATATATTGCTTTCCCCCTTCAAACGGGAGTGGTGGGGCTGTGATTTTTTTCTCCCCCCGGAAAGCCTGTTTATAAAAGAAAGGGATGTTATTACTTCTGCATTCAAAATAAAGAGATATAACCCAGTCCTCATTCATGGGTCTGTGCCGGTGCCCGGTTTCCGCTCCGACAATTACCCAGTCAATCCTTCTGCAGGGGGTATCTGAACGGGAATCATCCATATCCTCATACCACTGAACGCCCCGAAGGACATTTTTTCTTATTCTTCCTGCAATGTGTAGTTCGGGAAGAGATGTAAGACTTATCTTTTCAAGCATCGGCTCCACGGAAACAAATATCTTATCCGAGGGCATCTGCAGTAAAAGAGGTATTCGCAGCATTGCCATATTCTGATTTTCGACGGTGACTCCGATCCATAGATTATGCTGCCTGTTCCATCCTTTAATATTCCTTGCCCGGAAATATTCCAAAGCTCTTCCGGGCCTCTTTGTCAGCACCAGAAATAAATGCCAGGGACATTCTTTTATCATTTGCATCACAAGATCAATCTGTTCATCTGTGATGGCACTGTGAAAAAGGTCGTTCCAGATTGCATA